GGATACAAAGACCGGTCCGCTATCATTTTCTTTTGGAGAAAGGGCAAAGCAGTGGAGAGAAGACTATGAAAAGTTAAAAAAGGAGGTTGCCAATGGATGCGTTTCCGTTCCCTGTTTTGGAGTTGGAGCTGACGGAAGAGAAAAACAGCCATATTTCTATACCGGAATGATGGAAAATGGGGAGGCGAAAGAGCTATGATGCGTTCGTTTATGTATCTCAGACCTGGCAATCTTGCGAAAGATTTTATCATAGAACAGCGTAGCACTTCTCTGAGTGAAATCGGAAGACCAAAGACGGCATATCAGGATGATGGAAATTGTATGCTGAAGGGAGTTCTTGCAGAGGCAGATACCCGGCAGAAGATGAGATGGGAGCAGTTGCAGCACCCGATCACACATACGATTGTTCAGACTGGAAAACCGATGGCGGAAGCTGAGGATAAGCTGGTTTTAGGGAATCGGGTATTTCTGATTCAGGGAGTAGATGAACCTGGAAGTCTTGGCGTTTGCACCATTTACTATGTGGAAGAAAGGGCTGATGTGAAATGAGTGCGGGAGGAAGACTTAAAATAGCTGTGGATGAAGTGGTAAAAAATGTCGGAAGGCAAGCAATATCACGAGGAACCAGAGCTGTAAATGCACTAAGAAATGCGGAGTTAGAAGTCCTGAAAGGGCAGCGAAGCGGTAGAGTTTACAAAAAGCCTTATAGCAGAGCTACTTACACAGCATCAGCTCCGGGAGAACCACCGGCAAGAAGAAGCGGTGCATTACGCCTTAACTGGCATGGAGAAGTGAAAGGTGGAAACATCGGAAGCGGTGGCACTCAAATAGTAGCGGCGCTGGAGAGCGAACAGCATTATGCGGGATACCTGGAAAATGGTACAAGCAAGATGGCTCCACGCCCGTACAAGGACCGTATCATTGAAAAAGCCACTCCGGAAATTGTGGCTATCTACAATGAACCGTACAGTTAGGGGGTGCGACGATGAAGTTGATTGTGGATTCTGTGTCAAAGGTATTTGACATATCGGTAATTGAAAAAGGTTATCTCATATTTGCGAAACACCGAACCTGGCCGGACGGAAAGGCAGGATTTGTAACCGCTGTTAATGACAAGAGGATTACGGTTCAGTATCATCCAGGAATAGCCAATGTCACGAACCATTTTTTTCTTCCGGCGGAAGAGGTTGCTGCTGGCGAGTGGGAAGTGCGTTGGACCAAAGACATGAAAACTGTTTATGAGTATGAAGGGTAAGGTGACAGGATGACATTGGAAGAACTTCTCCGCAAGTGGTTTTTAGGGAGAGAGAATATTTCAAAAAAGCTGGCAAGGTTCGGCGATAATCCTGCGATTTTTTATCAGACAGCTCCAGCAGATAATCAAGTCGGATGGAGGGAGCAATATCCTAGAATTGTATATACAGTGGATATGCAAGCGGATCAGGAAAGGAAAAGTGCCGGAACATTGCAAGTAAGTTTGCTGTGTGATGAAGTGGGTACACCGCCGGAGGAAATAGAACCAGATGTAAAAAACAGCTTGAAGGATTTACTTATTCAGCCTGATTCTGGGTTTCCTTATTGTTTTACCTGGTCCAGAACAGATGCCTTCGAGATTCCGGAGAGAGAGACAGGTACAGATACCAGAATTTTCGGCATGGAAATCAGGTTTGATATTTTGGAATATGTAAGCCAGGAAACAACGGATCCGGATCCAGTCATGGCGTTAAATCAGTACATCAAAGAGACTATTCCAGAAGCGTTCGTTCTCGGAGCTGATAAAATGAATGAATATAAGACACCGGCTCCAAGTGAACCGGTATTTTATTGCAGACTTGAAGGAGTGGAAAAAAGCAGAGAAACCAATACGGTAGCATGGATGGACGGCAAGATTGCTGTCCATGTTTTATGTCCGGCGGCAGATTTGCGGCTGAAATGGGTGATGGCATTAGCGAACGGTCTATCTCTGGATGGAGAAGTCGTAATGCTGGATAAATCCCCTATGAGAATCAAGAGATTGCAGGTAAATAACAAAGCGGATTATTTGAAAGAGGGACAGCTTTTTGTAACAGTTCATTATGGGCTTTTAAGATACAAGCCGAAAGAACACATGATTACATCAGCTAGAGTCTCTGCCAATTAGGAGGTTTGAAAAGATGGAAAAAAAGGTAAACTCCAGTGCAAAAACACCGGAGAAAAACACATCAGAGCCTTTATACACAGTAGCAGAACTGGCGGAAAGTTCTGAGAAGGTGTTCGGTAAAGATGTAAGAAAAGAGTGTGTAATGGCTGCTTTCCGGTATGCCGGAAAAAAGGAAGCCACGAAAGAAGAGGCTAAGAAAATTGTCACAAGCTTTTTGAAGAAGGAGGTTAAATAGGATGGCAGGAACATACATGCTTGGAGAAACGAAAGTAAGACCGGGTTCTTATTTCAATATCCAGAAAAAAGGGGATGGACCGGCTTCCGGGGCTAAAAACGGAATTGTTGGCATACTGTTCAAGTCTGATTGGGGACCGCTGAATCAGGCTGTCGAGGTAAGTGTAGATGACGGATATGAGAACATTTTTGGAACCGGCGGTACAACGGATGCGATCGGTCTTGCATTTGAAGGCGGGGCAATCACAGCGATTTGCTGTCGTGTTGGAAATGGCGGAACCGAGGGAAATGTTAAGCTGAAATTGAAAGGTGGAGAGACAGATGCGGTTTCTATTACCGCAAAATACCCAGGCAAGAAAGCATTTACCGTATCCGTAAAAGATAAACTTTCAGACGAAACTATGAGAGAGTGCATTATTTACTCCGGAACGAAAGAATTTGAAAAGGTATCCTTTGCGAAGGGCGGAGAAGACGAGGTGGCGGCTTTGGTGGCTGCTTTTTCTGATTCTAAGAATTTCAAAGTGGCAAAGCTGGCTGAAGCAAAAGGAGAGCTGGAGGCAGTAACCCAAACAGCAATGACACCGGGTACTGATCCAGAGACTACCGCTCAGGATTATAGTAATGGTTTTGTTGCTATCGAGCCTTATTTCATGAATACGGCTTGCGTAGATACGGAGGATACTGCCGTACACGGTCTTCTGGATTCGTTCCTTGATCGTATTTTTGATGTGGGGCAGCTTGTCCAGGGATGCGTTGCAGAAAAGCAGTCCGTAGAGTTAGAGGACAGAATGGCTCATGCAGCAGCTTTTAATACAGAGAAGATGGTATATGTTCTGAACTCTGCATTAACCAGCACTACTTATGGAGAAATCGAAGGATACCAGGCGGCAGCAAAGGTTGCCGGAATGATTGCAGCAGTTGCGGCAAATGCTTCGTTGACACATACGGTCTTGGATAAGGTAACGGAACTGAGAGAACGGCTCACACCTACTCAGATGACAAAAGCAGAACAGTCTGGCTGCCTGGTGCTTAGTGTGAACAAGAACGGACAGATTTGGATTGATAATGCTATCAATACGCTGGTTACTCCGGCTGATAACCAGGATGAAGGTTGGAAGAAAATCCGAAGAACCAAAACCAGATATGAAATGATTACAAGAATGAACGATCAGGCAGATTCCCTTATCGGAAAGGTGGACAATGACACAAATGGGCGTGCTACCATCATCAGTCAGCTTCAGGGTGTCGGAGATGCAATGATTGAAGAAGGGAAGTTGACAGCTTGCACAGTAGCAGAAAGTTCTGTTTACAAAGCAGATGGCGACAGTGCATGGTTTGAAATTGACTGCATCGACAAGGATTCTGCTGAACACATTTACTTAATGTATGCGTTCAGATTTAGCACTCAGGAATAAGAAGGGAGGATATGAATAATGCCTATCAATGCAAGAGCAGCCGGAGATTCCCGGCACGCAAGAACCGGTAAAGATGGGGCTTTCTACAACAAAGACGGCGTAATGCTGGCAAGTGTAGAAACCTTTACATCTAATGTAACCTGGAACAACGCAAAGTACAATGTGCTTGGCGATCCGCAGGAACATGAAACATCTGCATCCTATGCAGTAAATTTAACGATGACTCAGGTAGTTGTAGAAGACGATCAGTTCATCGTAGAACTGTTTGAGGCGATGGAATCTGGAATCACTCCATGTTGGGATTTCCAGGGAACACTTACTGGCCTGAATGGTTCAGAAGAGCGTGTTGTATACAGAGATTGCCTGCCGTCAGGACAGGTAGATTTACAGAATATCGCCGTAGGAGATGTTATCAAGAGAGCATGGAACTTCTTCGTAAACAGACCGCCGAAGCTCCAGAGCTTGCTGTCAATCGGTTAACCATCAGGGCATTACATCAAAGGCGGTGTAATGCCCGAATATTTTATATTAGGAGGACAACAGAATGGATAAGGAAAAGAATGTAGCTCAGGTGGAAGAAAGAGAGTTTACTGAGGAGCAGACCAAAACGCAGTTGCGTATGTTTGAGGGCGATTTTATCAAAGGACTGATCGCTGCCGCAGATTATAAGACA